CCCGACCTAGCTCGGACCCCGACCCCCGACCCGACCTCGAGCGACCTCGAGCATCCCGACCACCAACCCCGACCAGTCCGACCCCGACCACAGGCATGGGACCGCGGTCACGGACCCCGACCCCGACTGCCCAGTTCGCAAACCGTGGTCCAGGAGCTCCCGACCGTGGACCCCGTCAAACAGATATAGGTTCGGGGACAAGAGGGGGCTAATAAGGAAGAAACTTACGCCGCCAGATTTGGCATACGCAAAATTCCAAGCGACTTGAGAAGAGGAGATATTAACGCGAGATGTTTTAGTAGTCTTGAGTTCCAGCCAGAACGGAACACCCTCCGCACATATATGAACGTCGGGAACGCCGGCACCTACGCGGTTTTCAATCCGTGTGGTGTTCCAATGCGGGGGTAGCTTCCCCTTCAGTTTCTTCCACAGGCTCGCTTCCGGTTTCAGCGTTGCCATCAATCACCTTAAAGTCTGCATCGACAAAAGCACTGGGGTGGTTCTTTCGTATCTCCGAAAGGCGCGTTTCAATCTCCTCGCGACTCATGTTTTCAATCGCGTGGAAGTGGTTTGTCTCACGCCTGTCCACCGTGAGTCCGCCAAGAGCGGATCGTGTCTTCTCGGCATTTATCGCCGCCGAAAACTGTCCCTGATCTTCGGCGCCAAGCGAAAGCTCGCGCAGCCGCTTGAGTTGACCCATCAAGGTCACGCCGTATTTTCGCTCGCGTTCCTCGCGTAACTCCTCGATGAACTCCGCGACATGCGGAAAGTAAGTCTGGCTCAAAAGTTTATACGCTTGGATGCGAGCGTACTTTTGGGAGTATCCAGCCATCCTCGCGCACTCCGCATTTGAGTGCAGTCCGTCCACATAGTGCCGCGCAAACGTCTTCTGACGATTGGTGATCTTGCGGCCATATGCCTCTTCAATCTCTTCCGCTTTAGTGTCAACACGTCGTTTCATGAGTTGCCCCTATATAGAAGGTATTTCAAAATACGCTCAATTTTGAAAATTGGCAAATTCCTGATTCGGCCAGAAAAGTGTAACGTAGCGTACCAAATTGTAACGGGGTGTAACGGCCAGTGTAACGAGGTGATATTATAAATTTCAACGACTTACAGTACGTTTTCGGACACTTGTTACACTTTTACACTCTTTTTCGTCCATTTTTTATTTTTCAAAACCTTTTTTTTGAAATGGCTGTATATACGTGACGAGTGTACAAAGGGCTTGCACCCCATGGAAAATCGTGCGACACTCCCCCCTCATCAGAAAGGAGAAAGTGATGACCAAAAAACCGACACCCAAACCAAAGACCCTGAACTGGGGTTACGACAAGCCTGTCACGGCGGAAGAGTGGATTCTTTTGGCCGATGACCTGGTGAGCGATTCTTTTGACACCATGCAACAACTCGATGGCGACTGCTATATGTCGGACTACCACAAGATCATGGAATTTGCACGACGGCTCGTCAACGCCGCCAGTGCAATCAGGGGGGAGATGTCCCAATGAAGTATTGCGTGGCAACTTGCCATCAAGGCACGGATCTAGGCGTCTTCCTCGCTGGTCCGGGGGACGAACAGCTATCTTTGGAGAAAGCCAAGGATTTGGCGAACAGTCACGGGCGTGGTCATTACGTGTTCGACTGCACCGTGGACGAGTACTGGGCGCAAGAGGACGAGGAGAACACACATGCCTAACTGGACCGCGAACACCGTTGAGATAACGGGAACCCCAAAAGACATCCTCAAATTCAAAAAGCACATGGGGGAGGGTTTCTCTTTTGAGAAGATCATTCCACCGCCGGCGGATATGTTCCACGGTAATCTCGGCGAGAAGGAACGTAAGGAGTGCGCCGACAAGGGCATTCCCAACTGGTATGATTGGCAACGCGAGAATTGGGACACCAAGTGGGACGCTTGCCACGTTGAAGTCGAAGAGCAAGAGTACGCAAGTTGCGTCATGCTCACCTATAAATTCGACACCGCGTGGTCACCACCCGAGAAGGTCATCGCAAAACTTCAACAGGACTGGCCAGAGTTTGAAATCACCGGCGGATATGTAGGAGAGGGCTATGAGTTCTGCGGATCCTTTTAATCGCCCCCTGTCTAACGCCCTCAAAATGTGGGACACAGTCCCCGCAGCAATGGCAGAAAAACTCGTTCCATGTCCCGTGTGTCACGGCAACGGCTACGTCCTCGTTGCGGACGTAGCCGCCGACTGCGAGCATTGCAACAATCAGGGCGAGGTCACTTCGGATCGGACGGTCACAAATGGCGATTGAATTCGACACCACCGTCAGGCATGGCATGCCCGTGACGGTATGCTATGAGATTGGAAGCGCATCGCCTTCGGTTGGCGAGCCGTATTTGTGGATCACGGACCTCTGGCTGGAGGTCCGTGGCAAGCGAGCCAAGTGGCTTGAAAGGAAATTAAATGAGCGCCAATGGGGTGGGCTTCATGAGGAAGCTCTGGAAAATCATTACCAATCCTAAACACTGGGAGTCGAGAATGGGCTGGGAATTTTTTGCACTAATCTTCATCGGCAGTGTGATTGCCGGCTTGGGAGCTTTGTGATGATCGTCCTGGAAGCCGTTGCTCTGTACACCATCGGCACTATTGCCGGCGCCCTGATTGTCGGCGTCATCATGGGTGTCTTGTGAAATACCGATTACCAATTAAGAAAGACGGCGGGGTTCCGGTGATCGCCGTCATTTCTTTGGGGGAACCCGACGAACCGGTCATCCACGACACGGTTCCACAAACACCGGAAGAGGAAGAATGGCTGCGACAATGAAAGGAGAACTCGATGACCAGAATCTTTAATCACAGGATCAAGCGTATAATCGACCATCGCACCTACAACACGGAGACCGCGATGGAGATTGCGGGGTCCGCCGACAGGGCGCTTTTCAAAACGAGGAAACGTGGCGACTACTTTGTCGCCTACTGCTCGCGTTATTCTCGGTTTAAGGCTAACGGAGACCCCTATTCCTTTCAACGCCGTGATCTGCGTCCTGTGACCCTTGAGCAAGCGAAGTCATGGCTGCGGGAACACTCCGAGGAGTGTGAGTTGTTATCACACGATGACCTGTCCGAGTATCGCGGGACTTTACGGATGACCTCCGATCTGAAAATCAAGATCGACGCGCTCGCAAAACGCCGAGGCCAGTCGGTGAACGCATGGATCGTTCGCTGGCTCGAGACTGGGGTAAGCGTCGAAGAGGAAGGCACTCAACATCTTGCGGCGGTAAAACAACGCTTTAATGAATACCGCTCGCGCAGTCAGACTAGAATCAGGGAGATGGAGGAGGAATTGAAAGGGTTGAAGGAGAACTCGCTGAGCGACGAACCCGCCCCTGACCGATTTGTGGAGGAATAAATGGTCGCGCAAATAAAACGGTTTTATCTGCTGCTATTGCTCTGGATCGGAAAAGAGCAGCCGACCAAGGCGCTCGCAGCCCCCAAGCCCGAGAGAGAACCAGATCTCTACAGCTTCAAGGCCAACATCCTCGATTATCTGGACGACCAGTTCAGAGTTTTGAAGCGAATGAAGAAACACGACCGCGAGGCATACGACCTCTACAAGAAGGTCGGTGCCTTCGTCATGGCCGATATGTGGAGTTTTGAGAACGCCTGGGATTTCGAGGAGTATCGTCACATGCGCGGATGGTGGAAAACGCACCGCCCGTCCTTCGCGGCGTTTTATACAGGCTATCGCTACAGAGCAAACGATGACGACGATAAAATATTTCCCAGCCTCATCTACTTCCAGAAATACGACAAGAAGAGAGCGCCGCAGGAGATCCAACGGGTGCAGGGCGGTGGCGACATCTACACCATGGCTTTTTTCTGGGAGGACAAGAACAAAACCGCCATGGTGGGCGAGTATGCCCTGCACGTCTCAGAAGACGGCGACATAAAATGCCTGAAGACGCTGACGAACGTACCCGTCCGCGTGCGATCCAAGCGAAGAAGCAGCTGGGGATCGAAAGGCCGAACCTTCAATGTGCCAAACCGGAAATGGAGTATCCATCCGTTTTTCAAGGATTGGGCGAAGGAACGTGGCATGGAGGTCGAAGTCCTCCTCATCGGCAGTTTCATCACGGCGGTGAACGCCTTCTCCCGGCAGCACGAAGAAATGACCAAGGTCCATGTGACCAAGGACGGCTTGGTTGCCGTGTTTTCTATCTCGATCCTTCGAACACCTTACTTCTTCAAGGACAGGGAGGTCTACAAGACACCGAGCGGCCAGCGTAAACCCATCTTTCACATTGTCCGCGCCCACAAGAGAGACCTCCAGACAGGTGGCGAGACTTATGTAAGGACGCACTTCAGGGGACATCGCAAGTTCATCTGGAATGGTTACAGCATCAACATCACGGTGCCGGGATGGCATCATCAGGACTTGTCGACGCTGGATGTCAAATCGCATTCGGTAGCCGACGACGAGGATCACACGGGATACATAGATATGAAGGAAATCGGAGACTGGTACACCGGTATCGAGAATGAAGAAGGCCGAAGGGTGGGGGGGACAAGTGCATGACATCAGAGCGACAACTGGACGACCTGGAACTATGCTTCTGGCGCATTGACCGGTGCCTCGAGGCAGCGGCCAGGGCGCACGACCCTGACATCCGGGATCTCTGGATGCAACACGCGGCATCGATCCGCGCAAACTACGATAGAGGAAAGAACAGATGTTTGGATGGTTAAAGAAACGAAAGAAACCCAAAGCTGGGACGCTGTCGAAGGAACTTGAACCAGGCCTTAACGCTTTGTTTGCTAATGACTCAAAACCCTCAGAGCCAACCGGCAATTACCACAAAAAATCCGTCGCCCTCAATGACGGTCTTTCTGTTGCAAGAGACACTCTCGAACGCGTTCCGAAGTGGACGCATCCGGGCAAATCCGGCAAGCGTATTCTCTGCCCGGAGCCGGATTGCAATGGCATCACCCACGTTTATAATTTCAGGTGGTCGGCCCTGGTCTGCACCCATTGCGGCGAGGCCAACAACAAGTACGACTGGTACTTGGCGCCCGCTGACCACCGCATTGATTCTCGGGATCATGCCTTTGTGAAGCGAGACACACCATGAAAAAAGCCGGCGCCATTTACGACGTGTCCCCCAGAACCCGGCGCCGCGGACGACCGCGCCCGTTCAATCACCGGAAGACCCCAGGGCCGAGGTCGGCGTTCCGTGGTTCGCGAAAGCGGCGGCGCGGTCAGGGGTGATCCGATTTAGCGGACATCTCCTTAAAGTTCAACGAGTTAGGAGGAGTTGGTCCCTTTAGGCGCACTTAATGCGGCGTTTCGTCTTCCACGTCGAAGCCGTCGAGAACATTATCGAACGAAACGTCATCGTCGCCGGCCATGATTCCGAAGGTCGTCGTCAACAGCTTCGACAGAAGATGGATGGTCGGCATCATGCCGATCTCTGCGGACCCCCGCTCGAGGGCCACCCTGAACAGGACGACGGTCTGAGCCGCCCCCGACATATCTTCAGCCGCCGACTCCGCGAGGGCGTGGGCTTCCTTGTAGAAATAATCCATTACAAGGCCCGTTTGATCTGCGAGTACATGGACAGGACTTCCTTGTCGAGGGGACTTTTTCTCGTCACGTCTACGAGGAAGGCAATTTGCTGGGACGGCGACCGGTGATTCTGTTCGGCCATGGCCCAGAGGGCCTTCCAGGTATCGAACGGAACGGCGACGGACTTGAATTTCCTAGCTCTGGACTTGGTTCTGGGCATCAATTCTCTCCTTGGTCAGGGTGTATTTGTAGGCCTCGCGTCCGCTTCGATTGCGGTGTTTCTCGTCGGTACGATGAACAACTCCGTTACGTCGAAGCTCGGACATTCTTCGACTGACTGCGACGTAATCAATGGAGGTGGCCTCGGCTATTTCCTGGGCTGACCACAAGCCACCATTACGCATCACGTTCATGATCAGGCGATGATGCCGTTGCGCGGTGCCAATCATTGACTCAGCCGCCGCGTGACTGGTGTCAACATCATCTCGGCGGGCCGCTAGCTCCGGATCGAACAGGTCGTCTGGTACTTTAACATCCGGCATCAATTCTCTCCTTGGTTTCTAACTATTAGGACGATATCTAACTTTGTTGCAGGCTTCTCCCCAGTACCTCTGACACACATGCGTTTTCAAACCTCCCATCATGCCATCGTAATAACCGGTAATCCGGTGCTTCCAGTAACCATTTTCGTGGCAGAAATCTGCTTTAATTTTCGTGTTGCCAGGTATTCCATCCCCTGGTCTTAAAACCGCATGCTCGAAATAATGGAGAGGGTATTCCGGATCCTGATAGTCTTCACCCAGCCAACCAACCGCTGTCTCGTAATACGGAATATTGAACTGAGGAGTTAACCCCAGCAGCAACGGTTCTAGTTCATTTTCTGATTTAACGAGAGCGCTTGAAATTCGTTTAGCTGTTTCCGGGCAAAAACCGCTGATAGGCTTAATCTCAACTAAAATGGGGCTACTTTGTTCAAAACCCATATGAACAGGTTCCAACAAGAAATCAGGAAACCACCCATCAAGGTCAAAAGGTTCGTAAACCCAGGGCCATCCAAGAACATCGAAAAAAGCCGCCCATCGCGCCTCTAGCCTGGAACGAAAAATTGTTCCGGCATACTCCGTCTCAACAGCTTTAGTGCCATAATCTATTTCAACCATTCCCTCAGTTCCTCCCCCATCACCACACTGGCGATGTCCATCTTGTCGCGGAGCGCATCGACAATGCGTGTGTCGATGGTGTCGTCCGCGATCAGGTCAATGTAAGTGACGTGGTCGAGTTGCCCGATGCGATGGGCGCGGTCTTCCGACTGCATGCGGATGGCCAGATCGAAGCTGTTGGCGAAATAAATCATGGTCCGCGCAGCGGTAAGCGTGATGCCGTAACCACCGGTCTGGGGATTGCCGACAAAGAACCGCACGTCACCGTGCTGAAACTGTGCCAGGGCATCGCTCCGGTCGTCATCGGAGGTGTCGCCGAAATAGGTGACCACCTTGTCGGCGCCGTACTTTTTGGCGATGGCCGCGGCGATCCGCCTTACGTCACGTCGGAAGCGCGACCAGATGATGACCTTGCCATCGGTCTCCTCGAGACAACTCATCAGTTCGTTCAGCCGATTGTCGGATATTTCTATGACCTCGCCGCTGTCCGAAAGGGTGTAGCCCGACAGTACCTGCTGCATCCGCAACAGCTGGGTGAGGACGTTCTGCGTCGTCATGAACTCCTCGTCCTCTATGTGCGCGAGGGCGTACCGCTTTAGCTCCTCGTAAATGCGCTCCTGCTCGGCGGACAGCGAGACATTGCGTCGGGTGTAGATTTTATCGGGGAGGTCGAGGCACTCTTCCTTCAGGATACGCGAGGAAAAGTTCCTCAACAGTCCGGAAAGTTCGTCGAGGTTTCGATAGCCCACGACCTCGTTGAAGGAATGGGAGCCGACGTTCCGTCGGTTGATGATGGCGTAGCGGTATTGGAAATGAAAGAAGTCGTCGCCGCACTCCCCGAGGAGCGTCTCGTCGAGAAAATGGCATTGCGCCCAGAGGTCCATCGGGGACTGCGTAACGGGGAAGCCGGTCAGGATGCGCCGGTAAGCCGCCAGGGGGGCAAGCTTGAGTAGTGCCTTCGTCCGCGAGGCCCGGGGCGACTTGATCGTGGTTGACTCGTCAATCGCAAGAAGTGCCTTGGAAGCCCGTAGGACGCTCGCCAGGAAGCGTTGGCCTTTTTTGGTGGAAAGTGCCTCGACGTTCATGATCAGCACCCGGAAGCCCTCTGCAGGCTCCGCAAGGCTCGTCAGCGCCGTTTTGAGTGCCGCCGGCGGATTGGGGCGCCAGCGGACGACTTCGGCGTCGAGCCGGTCGGGCATGTGCGTCGGGATCTCGATCTCGGCCCAGATGCGATAGACGCCCTTGGGGGCAATAACTATAAAGGTGTCGATCTCGCCGCACTCGTAGAGTATGCCGGCGTTGTCGATGCAAACCTTGGACTTGCCCGTACCCATCTCGAGGAAATAGGCCCAGTTGACCTTGTCCCAGGACACTTTTAGAACATCGGCCTGATGCGCGTAGGGCTTCGTCTTGTACACATAATCTTCCATCGGGAAAACTATACACCCCATTATCTGGTATAACAATATTATTTTCTGCTTGTAATGTACAAGATCGTGGGTTAAGGTGTCTCCGTACCGCTTGAGAAAGTGAGAGCCATGACAGCCAAAGTATATGTGACACAGGAGAACCCTCGCGTGGACATCGTGTCCGCAATCAGATGGGGGGATCTCGAAGCTCTTACCGCAGCCTACGAACAGCTTCATCTTTTCCCTGACAGGATCGTAGCGCAAATCCGTGCCAAGCTTGACGGGTTCGGCGACGAGGACTGGCTTCTGGCCATGGGCGACCCAGCCATCATCGGCGTGGCTTTTGCCATTGCCGCGGAAATCAATGGTGGCCGCGTCAATCTGCTCAAGTGGGACAGAATGGAGAATGATTACTACCCAGTAAGGATCGACTTGAGTAAAGTAGAGGCAGAACTTAAACCTGGCGAGGAGATACGTTAATGACAGACAGTGAAGCAGATGCATGGAAACAATTTGAAGCAGACGCCGACGCATTTTCCAACCTGACGACCGAGGCCGGAACGGAACTTTCTGGACTCATCAAGCAAGTTACTTCCGTCGAGAAGGTTCTTGCAGCCAAAGAGGCCGAGGTCAAAGATCTCAAAGCACAAAGACAGCGTTACTTGTTCGATTTGATCCCTTCCAAGATGCAGGAGATCGGGTTGGACAAGGTAGAGGTCGAGGGAAACACGGTGTCCCTGACGACATTCGTCAGCGGCACGATGCCTAAAGATCCAATTCAAAAAGACATAGCTCTTACTCACTTGGGAGAAATTGGTGCGTCCGATTTCATCAAGAACAAGATCACTGTGTCTTTTGGTGTGACCGAGGACAATCGCGCCAAGGCGCTACAGGCGGATCTAGAGTCTCAGGGCTTCCCCACGGATGCAGTAACTTGGGTCGAACCGATGACACTCAAGAAAATCATCAAAGAGTATGTTGGAAACGGTAAAGAAATCGATCTCGAAATCTTTAACGCAAGTGTTGGAACGGTTGCCAAGATCAAAGGAGCATGAACGATGGCAAAAAACGGAAACGGTAACGCGGCCTTGGCCGCAGCAGAAGCGGCTTTGGCGGAATCGGTCGGAATGGGGTTTGAGGAGGTTGGTAAGGATAATCTTCAGATTCCCTTTGTTAGTATGGTTCAGACGGGAAATCCCCAACTCAAGAAAAACGCGCCGGAATACATTGCGGAAGCGTCTCCTGGCGATATCTTCAACAGCATCACCAATCAGGTGTGGGACGGCGACGAAGGCATCACGGTTCTTCCCGTCTATTTCCAGATGAAATATCTGGAGTGGATTCCGTTGGACAACGGTGGGGGTTTTGTTGGTGAACTTTCGCCAGATTCAACGGAAGTAAAGAATGCCGTATGGGACAAAAAGAACGCCTTTGAACGTCTGGAGAGTGGTAACGAATTGATTAGAACGGCCCAGCATTGGGTTCAGATTGTTCATGAAGACGGTTCCTTGGAGAGCGCGATCCTTTCTATGAAGAAAACGCAAATACAAAGGTCCAAGAAATGGAACTCCTTGATGTTTACACAGAAGCATAACGGGAAGCTGATGCCTCCTTGGTGTAACACATACGTGTTAAGAACTGCTGAAGACAGCAATGACAAGGGGAGTTGGTACAGTTGGGTAATTACCCACAAAGAACGGATACCGATTGAGGATTATCTCACCTCGCCGTTAACAGTCAGCGGACAGGAAATGTACAGCACGATCAAAGCGGGGGGATTACAAATCGCGGCACCCGCGCCGGAAGCAATAACGAATCAAGTCCTCACCCTCGATGACGATGTGCCGTTTTGAAGCAATGGCCCCCGCCGTAGCGGGGGCCTACTTCTTTGATCTCGATGGTGGACATCGCAACACGCTTCCTTGACCTTTTTACAGGATCACGAAGCGCACACGCACAAGCCGACGTTCTCGGGCAGAAACGAGGCTCAAAGCAGCAGGCGAAATACGAGATTATTCGCCAGCCCTTGACCCTTGAACTCATCCAGAACCATCTGGACGGGAAGCTTGGCGTCGGGTCGATACCTATTGATGAGACCAACCATTGCCGATTCGGCGCTCTCGACATCGATGACTACCATCTGGATCACGTCCAGCTACTGGTAAAAATTAAACGCTTTAAGCTTCCGCTCATTCTGTGCCGCTCAAAATCAGGCGGCGCTCATTTATACCTTTTCATGACAGAGAGCATATCGTGCGCGGAAATGCGCGACAGGCTGGCCGAGTTCGCATCGGTGCTGGGCTGGGGGAACGCCGAGATTTTCCCGCGGCAGGAGGAGATCAAGGTCGAACGCGGCGATACGGGTTCGTCCCTCAACCTCCCCTATCAGAACGCGAAGTACACAACGCGCTATGCCGTCCGCAAAGACGGCTCGTCCCTGTCGCTTGAGGAATTTGTCGAGATTGCCGAGAAGTCGCGGATTACCGCCAAACAACTCGTTGAGATCAAGCTGGGCAAGAAAGACATCCTTCCGGACGGTCCACCGTGTTGCCAGCAGCTGACCGAGTATGGCATCCCGGAAGGGGGCCGCAACATGACGCTTTTGAACATTGGCATCTATTACAAGCAGGCCGCGCCAAACGACTGGAAAGGACTGCTTGAAAAGCACAATCAGGATTATTGCTCGCCGCCATTGCCGGCCCGTGAAGTGGTCAGCATCCAGGAGCAGCTTAACAAGAAAGAGTATTACTACACATGCAAGCAGGAACCGATCCACAGCCACTGCAACAAGTCCTTGTGCCGTAGCCGGAAGTACGGAGTCGGGGACGCCGAAACCTTCCCCGTTCTGGGGGGACTGACGGTAGTGGAGTCGGAGCCGCCCGTCTGGTTCATCGATGTCAATGGATCGAGGCTCGAACTCTCGACCAAGCAGCTACAGATGCAGGTGGAATTCCAGCGAGCATGCATGGAGCAGATGTACAAGATGCCGGCGCGGATGAAAGAAGCCGACTGGCGCGATGCCATCGACAATCTTCTTGCCGATGCCACGCGGATTACAGTGCCGGAGGAGTTGACCCAGAAGGGGTTGTTCGTGGAGTTGCTGGAGGTCTTTTGCACCAGTCGTATCGCCGCGCAAAGTCCGGAGGAATTAATAACCGGAAAGCCGTGGACCGAGGACGGCGTAACGTACTTCAAACTCTCCGCTCTCCAGGAATTTCTCAAGCGCAATAACTTCAATCTCTATACGCGAGGCCAGATCACCGAACGCCTCAAGGAAATGAACAATGGCGACGACGCAAGCCGCACGTACCGCTTCGTTGACAACAACGATCAATGGAAATCGGTGCGGGTGTGGCACGTCCCGGAGATGCAGCGCGGCGAAGTGGACCTCCCGGCGGTCACTTTCGAGGAGGAGGATCCACCGTTTTGATGATCGTACCCGTCACTTTGAGAGAGGCTAACGAGTTCGTGGAGAACTTTCATCGACACAACAAAGCCGTTCAAGGGGGAAAGTTTTCCATTGGGGCGACTAACGAAGATGGTTTGTTTGGGGTGGCTATAGTTGGGCGCCCAGTTGCTAGATCCATGGATGATGGTTTTACAGCCGAGGTTACTCGTTGTTGTGTACAGAACGATGCCCCTAGAAACGCCTGTAGCTTTTTGTACGGACGGTGTTGGCGTATCTGGCAACAGATGGGCGGAAAAAGAATGATCACATACACATTGCAATCAGAAAGTGGTGCAAGCCTTCGGGGAGCGGGCTGGAAGATTTTGGGAGAAACAAAACCCGGCGACTGGAATCGAAGCACTAGACAAAGGGAATGGCAACCGATTTACGGCCAACTTAAATTCCGGTGGGGGGTTTCTAATGAGAATACATGAAACCGTTTTGATCAACGCCTTAAATTATATTAACCCCCTTCACAGAAATTAAGGCATAGCGATGCATGAGACCGTTCTAGGACCGCCCGGAACCGGCAAGACGCAAAGTATTTCGGAGAAGGTAAGGAAGTGTCTGGAAGACGGCATACCCCCTGACCGGATTGCTTGCGTGTCGTTCACTCGACGCGCCGCCACGGAAAGCCGCACCAGGGTGCAAAGGGACATGGGCGTGGACGAACGGGACCTGACCCATTTCCGAACCCTGCACTCCATGGCCTATTGGGCCGGCGGCTATTCCACTGGTGATGTCATGGGGTCAGCCGATCTCGCGGAGATCGGGCGCGAGGTAGGGATACCCTTCGGCACCAAAAAGTCTTCGGACATCGAGACTGACTTCGACACGCTCGGTGTGTCAAAGGGCGACCACTACATGCACCTGTACCATCTGGCGCGGAGCAAAATGCTCACGCTGGAGGAGATCTATAACGAGGCCGGCGATTACTCTATACACTGGTCCGAACTCAGCAGACTGGTCGCCGCCTACGATGACTATAAACTGAACCGTCACAAAATTGATTTCACTGACATGATCGCGGAATTCATCCTGAGCGATTCTCCGCCCCCTATCGAGGCGCTGTACGTTGACGAGGCGCAGGATCTTTCGACGTTGCAGTGGAGGATGATCGATGTTCTGAGGCAGTCCCCGGACATACAGGTCTTCGTCGGTGACGACGATCAGGCCATCATGAATTTCCAGGGTGCCGATGTGGGTGCCTTTCTCCGGGCGACAGAGAAGAAGACCGTGCTGGAGCAATCCCACCGGGTGCCGCGGGATCCGTGGAAAGAGGCCCAGCGGATTGTCTGCCAGATCGAGGACCGGGCGCCGAAGGCGTGGCGTCCAAAAGAAGAGGATGGCTCGGTCCACTATCACCAGAGCATCTGGGACGTTCCCCTCGAGGAGGGAGAATGGTGCATCATGGCGCGGACCAACCGCATTGCCACTCGGTACGCCAATGCTCTGCGTGATGAGGGCTGGGTCTACTCGCGGTTTGGTCATCCCAGCATTCCGGCCAAGACCTATGAAGCGATCACCGACTGGGAATCCTGGACGCGAGGGGATGCATTGCCCCCCGAGAAAATCCGGAACATCTACACCTTCATGCGAGCCGGCGAGGGATACACCAGGGGCCATGGTCCAAGGTCGAAGGAACTGCGCTCGCTGGACGAGGACTTCATGACAACGCTGCCACAGGCTCGGGATACCCTGGGCCTTCTGGTCGAAGACGACACAAGGTGGCATCGGGCGCTCAACAAGATCGACCTTGAGACCAAGAATTACGTTCTCAACGCATTGAAACGACAAGATAATGTCAAGAATCCGCGAATCAAGATCAGCACAATTCACTCCATGAAGGGCGGTGAATGTGATAATATAGTGGTCGTTCCGGATCTATCCTATGCGGCGCACAAGACTTATCGAAGAGATCCGTCAATCGAGCATCGGGTGTACTACGTGGCGGTGACGAGAACAAAGCAGTCCCTTCATATCATGATGCCAGAGACCAAAGAATTTTATGAGATGTGATGCGTGAAGATCTGTTTGACGAGTCCGTCTGGTCTCCACCGGAGTTTCTACCTGATCTGTCCGGTGAGAAGATCATAGCGGTCGATGTCGAAACCAGAGATCCGCATCTCCGAGACCTGGGGCCGGGATGGCCACGGAAAGATGGCAACCTCATTGGAGTTGCCGTCGCATCCTCTGACTGGAATGCCTATTTGCCGATTGCCCATCAAGGTGGGGGCAATATGGCGAAGGACATTGTACTCAGATGGCTCCAGGACCAACTGGACCACGGCATGGCCGTGGTCTTCCACAACGCCCAGTATGATCTGGGCTGGCTGCTGGACGAGGGAATAACGGTCAAGGGCCAGATTCTCGACACCATGATCGCGGCGCCGCTGCTGGATGAAAACCGGTTCAGCTATTCCCTCAATGCTCTGGGGTCCGTGTATCTCGGCCAGAAGAAGCTCGAAGACGAACTGAAGCGAGCCGCAGCCCAGCATGGCGTGGACGCCAAGGCCGAGATGTGGAAACTGCCAGCCGAACGTGTCGCGGCCTATGCCGAGATGGACGCGAGTCTCACCCTTAATCTATGGCGCGTCCTCCATCGAAAGCTGAAGGAAGAGGACTGCGAGGAGATACTGGAGTTGGAACTCGCGCTGTTGCCCATGGTGTTCGAGATGCGGCGGCGCGGCGTCCGGGTGGATGTGGAAAAGGCCCAAGCGACCAAGACCCTTCTCGAGGGCAAGGAGAAAGCCCTTTTGAAGGAGGTGCATGGCGAGACCGGCGTGGACCTCGAGCCGTGGAACGCCAAGAGCCTTGCCAAGGTCTTCAAGAGTCTGGGCCTTGAGTACGAGGAGACCGAGAAATCCAAGGCGCCCAGTTTCACCAAGCGGTTTCTGAGCGGCCACAGTCACCCCATCGCTCGCAAGATTCTGGAGATCAGGGAGTACAACAAGGCGAACACGACCTTCATCGATACCATCCTCAAGCATCAGTACGAGGGCCGCATCCACTGCCAGTTCAACCAGCTGCGGTCGGAGGACGGCGGTACGGTATCGGGGCGATTTTCGTCCAGCAATCCCAATTTGCAACAGGTGCCGTCACGGCATCCGGAGATCAAGGAACTGATCCGCGGTCTGTTCATCCCGGAGGACGGGTGCCGATGGGGGAGTTTTGATTACTCGGCCCAGGAGCCAAGGTGGCTCATGCACTACGCCTCTCTGGTGTCGGAGACCAAGGACGACGAGAAGGTGGTGGAGATCGTCCGCCAGTACCAGAGCGACGACATCGACTTCCATCAGATCATCGCCGATCTGGCCGGCGTCGAAAGGCGCGATGCAAAAACGATCTCTCTCGGGATTATGTACGGCATGGGTCTCGGCAAGCTGGCACAGACGATGGGAGACATTACCTTTGAAGAGGCACGGACGCTTCGTCAGGAGTACGACGAGAAGGTCCCTTTCATCAGGGCGCTGGCGACGGCAGTCATGCAGGTCGCATCCCGACGCACCGAAATCCAAACGCTGGCCGGGAGGAAGTGCCGCTTCCCCATGAGGGAGTTGATGGGCTACTCAAAAACCATGAAGCCCTCGATCCATGTGGACAAGCTGGAAGAGCGGTGGCGCGATATCCTGGAGACGCCGGAGGAAGAACGGCCCGATAACTGGAAGGACCTGAACCCCGTCAAGTATCAGGTTGCGTTCGTGTACAAATCGCTTAACCGATTAATACAGGCATCCGCAGCCGATCAGACGAAAAAGGCGATGAAGGACTGCATGGACAATGGCCATTGGCCCATGCTCACCGTTCATGACGAGTTATGCTTTTCGATAGAGGACGATGGTCAGGTGGCCGCGATCAAGGAACTGATGGAGAATTGCATCCCGGAACTCCGCATCCCGTCCAAGGTCGATGTGGGACTGGGGGCGTCGTGGGGGTCAGCGAAATAGCCGTTAATCCGCAAAATATTCGGTGATAGCATCTCGAGCCTGTTGAGATTTGTCCGCACGGACGTTAGTCATAAAATCCCTGAGATCCGAAGCCATACGCCCTTCATTTCTACGTTGAAGCAGTTCAAATAAAGCGGCTTCCTGGGCCGGATGCTGAAGAGGATCACTTTCGCCGGTAGCCCCACCACGTTCTCGTCCAGCAAATGGATCACCCGGATATCGTTCCGGTATGTATCCATGCTTTTCTCTACGGCGAGCCCACTCTGTGCCTGTACTGGACCCTCTAATCAAGCCTCTTTCTTCTAAATATTTTGCCGCTGTATCATCCACCATTCTAGAGTAGGGCTCATCTTTAATCCCTCTTGCTCCCCAATTGGAAAAACTTAAAGCTCTATTTGGATCATATCTTTCTGTAAGTGTTGTTTCGTATTTAATTGGCTTGCCTGTCTCTTCGTCAATTATATCGTCATCGACCGAAGCTTGTCTGGCTACGATGTAATCGCCTATGTGGCGTAATTCATGAAATAAATCGTGCAAATAATCCGCCCTCTTTTCTTCTGGAGTCATTGTTTTTCTCACACCACCACCATATGCAACATATGGTCGCAGTATACCGCGTTCATCGAACATACTATCTCTTATGGTTTCCTTGTAGGGAGAGGTTCCTTCCCAATTTTTTTCCTTATCCCCATACATGGTTTGAATCCAATCATTTATAGCCCATAAATGCGGTTTATGCATTCCCCTGCCTGTTTCTATTTGTTCCTTTGTATGGGCTTCCGTAATATCATCAAAAGCTATAGGCGCCCATCCACTACTACTATATGTGTCTCCTCGAACTCTTATTGCCCTTATTCCAACAGCTTCCGCGCCCAATGCTGCCATCGGATCCTGTGTTAACCAACTCTCAACTATTTTAGCGTCTTCTGGTGCGAGAGTTCCCAAGAGAGACTCAATACCTGATTGTTTTCTTGGGCGAAGGGAAGCAATACCTGATTGTTCTATTTGAGGCGGGGGCCGCGACCCCATTGTGGGGTTTTGTACCGTTAAAGGTATTCGAGCAAATTCTTCGGGACGTTCGTTGGCCATTAATCAGTCCGAAATAGAGGAAGAGGAAACTTCCCCCTTAGTCCAATTATTCCTTCATTAGGACGGTCTTCATTTATGTTCCTGGAACCATAAAGTTCCACATTTCCTCTAGCGACAGGAACTCCAATACTACCGGAAAGAACTTGGTCTCGAAGGTTTGGTTCCATGTATCGGACCCCAACCGAAGGAGCCTTTTCTCCGAACATTCCTCTCAGGATCTGTGCTTGCCCACCTATGCCGCGCATCCTGTCGGATTTTTCAAACTCTTGTCCATAAGGATTTGTTACATTTTGTTCGCTCTGACCATACCTAACATTAACGGATTGGGGACGAAGAACTTTCTCCATAAAAGGAGGGAGAACGCCGCCCGGTAGATGGGCCGCGATACCAACATTCCAAGTGCTGGATTCATCTTCTCGACTCTGTACGGGTGTTCCTCGTTCTCGCATAAATTGCAAGAAGTCTTCGGACATCCCTAGAGCTTCAGGAGTTACGCTTTGAGTTTGTGATTTATATGCCCCTGATAAATTTACAGGGCCAATTTGCAGACCTTTTTCAGGTGTCCGTATATTAAACTGGGATCTGGAAACACCACCTCTATCGGAAGTGCTGTACCCACCTAGCTGTTGTGTCTCAGGATCTGTAACGTCCCAATCGCGATGATGAGGGACAATTGGTGGGGGTTCTTGCTGCTGGGGACGGTTATCGCGGCGTCCCTCTGCTTCCCATCGTTCCCGTTCAGTAGCCATCTACAGATCGCTCCACGTCTTGCCGTCGAAGATCCGTGCGGAATGGCGGTTGTCGCCATCAATGACGTAACTGCAATGGACCCAGCCGCTGGCCGGATCGTCGTCCTTGTAGAACTCGAGGATCAACTGGTCGAACTTGCAGTTGTCCTTGACCCAGAGAGCGAGGTCCTTGTTGGGAACGCCGGGAACCTCGAAATCGACGGCCTCTCCGGTCGTGTGCTGCGACGTGTCGGACGAGCCGATGGCCCGGTTAAGCTCCAGGCACCGGAAGCCGCTGTTGGGAACGAACGGCGTATCATAGTGATTGCGAACCGGCTCGAGGATCATGTCACAGAGTATGATGAGGTTCTCGACCGCCTCGTCATCGGGTTCATTGGCAATGCCCAGACGCTCCGCGGTCTGCGACTTGGTCAACTCACGCAAGGAGAAGTGGTCGGAGAGTTGCATTATTGCCCCGGTGCTATCCCAAGTAATTTGTTCTGTTCAACTTGGCGCAAGGCATCCAGACCTCTGGGGACAGGTCGGGCTCCATACCATTCTTCTCTTGAAATTAAGGGAGGTATATCAGATCTAGTACGAGGTGTACGTGTTGTAGGTTGTCGGCGTCCTTGTTGAATATCCCTAACCGTTCGTTGTGCTATCTTGGTGGATTCATCTTCCATTTCACCCATGAGACCAACCCCCGCTCCCGTAGCAATGGCCGTCTCGGATGCGAGTATCGATCCAATCCGATTCAAGGCGTAGGTTATCTCGCCGGCTTCCCGCGCTCTTGCCAGTGTGGGTAGCTTTGCTCCAGCCGCCAAAGCCTTGTTGTATTCCGACGCCCGCATCTTCGAGGAGGTAAGTAATTTAAGAACGCCCTTGTTTCGGAGAATACGAGAGAGACCAACAACGGTGCCCGCGGTCACACCTGCTGTTATCCATTGACCCGAAGCAATCAGTCCAATCATGGCGATGGCAGCGGGGGCCGCAGCGATACCACCAAATCCTTTGATAGGCACGTCGGAGATTCTGATTGCGTCATCGGCTATACTATCCAACGCCTTAACGACATCCACCCCCAGAATAGTATTCAAGGCACCGTTCTTGTTCTGTGAAAAGATATTGTCTTTCAACGCTTTTCCCCACGCGCCACTCTGGATGTGGGCCTCGTTGAAAGGTGTTTTTCCTATATTGGCGTGTATGAGGTTGTTCATTACCATGTCTTTAACACCCCCCACCTTCGTAAGTTCCGTATCCCCGATGACTGAGGAAAGTCTCTTGTAGGAGGAAGGGTTATCTAAAAGACCTGCTACTAAGTCTTTTGGACTGGTTATCTCTCCACTTCTAACTGCTTTAAGAACGGCATCACTGGATTCAGAAACAGCCTGTTCCGAAATCTCTTTCAGGGATTGTATGCCCTCTCTCAAAGGCTGATTGACCATTGTTGGCATGGTATCGAAGAATTTTGCAGCGTTCTGCGAATCCATGGCCGTTAGTCTGAAAGCATCCATGGCTTCACGCATGGTCGCGGCGGTCTCGGTTCCGAACAATGTATCTTGCATCTTCGGTCCCAGTTCAGAGAAGTGATCCGCAAACTTGGTTGGAGAGAACTGACCTAGTTCCTGAGATTTTAGTTTTTTTGCATCAATCCAATGTTTCGCCAGCCCATTCCGAACGGACTCGCGAATCATTTTGGGGTCAGTGCCGGCGCGGGAAAGATAAAGGGCGTTATCAAGTTCTTCCAGATACGCCTGCTTCTGCATGACCCTGAACACATCATTGCGGGGAAGCTGCTCCATAAACCCTTGGATTTTCGGAAGAACGGAACTTAGCCCAGATTCAAATACCAAGTCCTGCGCCGCTACGAATTGGTCGCCGTCCACCAGAGCGCGTACACGTTCAACTGTTTCCGTTGCCCCTGACTGTACAAGCCGTTGTGCCATGTTCGAGGTCGGGGTAATTGCATCCAGATACATCTGGAGTTTCGGGGCATTCCCAGCATCCACGGTTGTTCTCATTACTTCCAAGTTACTGGTAAAGTAGCGATCCTTGGCCTGCTTAACGATATTGTTTACGGCGACGTTATTGAACTGTTCTTGACCCTCGCCATAGAAGACATTTGCTTCTTTCCACTGGCCTAAACCTTGACGGAGAGATTCCTTTTCTCCAGGCCCCAAGGGAACGGTATAAAATCGGCCCCCTACTGCTTTGCCTGCTGCATCAACTGCCCCTGCGGAATGCCGTTCGATCTTATAACCTCGAGCCAGATTTCTGGACAATTCTAAGAATTTACCGTCGAGCAAGTCATCAATTGAGGTAATGAGTTTACCAATCCCGGCTTGAGCAGCGGGGGCAACAAGATCGGGATCTCCTGCGGACAAACGGAGAGCTGCTTTAAGTTGCTGTAGTCGATCAATCGACATAGTTGCATGTTTTGGGTCTTTAAGCGTATTAAACAAACTCCCTGTGTATTGAACAAAGGGGTTGTCTGCAGCCAACTCTTCCAAAGCGTCAATTATCGGCTTGCTCGAAAATTCTCCATCCGCACCCATGGTACGCTTGGCCAACTCGTACAGGTTCTGGGATTCTGTTTTGAACAAACTAGAGACCAGACGGGCAGATTCGGAGTATTCCTCCGGGAGTTTTGTAGATGGAACAAATATGGCTTCAAATCGATCCAGTTCCTTTTTGACGACATCGTCCAGATGTTGCTTGCTGAGTTTGAAAGCCTTGTCCGGATCGGCCAAATTCTGGCTGATTAAATTGGAAATTGCCTGATTATTAGCAAACAATCTTTCCAGGGCTTCTTCCTGTGTGATCACGCCCTCGTCAACATTCTTGAGCATTTGTTCAACGAACCGAACATTCTCTTCACCCACTCTGGGGTTCGGCATGATCTTTTCATTCACGGCAAGCGCCCGTGCCGCCAATGATTTACCAACCGCAGCCTGTACAGTTGGTCGGGCACCAGCGGCCACCATCCTTCTATACTGAGACAGGGCTTCTTCACGGGCCACCGTCCGGGCTCGTCGGGCTGACATTCCCGTTTCAACAAGCTCATCAATACGCTGTGCGGAGATCTGGGGGCCGGGACCCTTAATCAAGCGACCGACCCCCTTTGCAACAATTCTTCCCGCACCTTCAAAAACGGCGTTGAGAACCCCCTCCGTAGCAATCGAGGCAGCGACTTGTCCAGCGGACTGACGATTCAAACCCTGTGCCCATTCAATGCTTTCGTCAGCGGCTTTTGCTAGTGCGGCTGACCCACCGACAATTGCCATGCCGGGAATAAATCCAACCCCTGTGACCGCGATGCTGGCGCCAATGGCTGCGGCGACCGAAGGACCCGATTCACCACCAAAATCTATAATGTCCATCCCAGTGAAACCGGGCTTGTCGAGATAGATTGTTCCAGAGTCGGCCAGTCCATACTTCTCGCGTATCTCTGGAGCGACCTTCTCCTGGTCGATGACGAAAGTGTCTTCCGAAAGTCTTCGACTAGCACCTTCCCCGAGAAGCTGATTGAGGAGATTTTGCTTCTCCTCGTCAGTATCCATTCGGCCCGTCATATACCGTAATAAAGTATCTTTGACTTCCCCGTCTGGTTCTTCGACGGTCTCTTGTTCAGTTTCAGTTACAGTGGTTTCGGTGGCCGTCTCGTCCTCAACCACACGGAAATCCTCGGCATCAATAGAAGGAGCATCAGCAGAGAAGTGCTTACGCACCCGTTCCATTTCCTCGGGGGTAGGGACATCCCCTGCAATCGTAACTGTAGCAATCCCTTGAGGAACTTTTATTCTGACAACACCCATTACATGACCTTTTATATGGTAGCGTTGAAGACCAAAGGATCACCAAGAGTTGGGCGTTTGATTTGCCGCTTTAACTCGGGATCTTTGTCTAACAGTCTGGAGAATTGATTTAAGTATCCCGCCATTTCATTGTTCCCTTGGTCAATGTATTTTCTCACAATGCTTTGTGTTTTGTTTAAAGCATTTTCAATGGCGTTGGGATTAGTAAAAAAGGTATCATCGAAACCAGTTATTTTAAGTATGGGATTCGTTTGTCCCGCTAAATCTTGATCTACCTTAAATCCCAAAGCCAAAGCTACCCTGATTCGATCAGCATCAGAAATTGTTCTGCCGCTTTCCCCTAGATAAAGAGGCGCAATCTGCGCTAAAACGATTCTTGCCTCTGCTTCAAATTTACTCATCGTTGATTGGTCCTTGCCACCAAGCAGTGCTTTACCAAGGTTTTTTGACCAACCGAAGCCCATACCTGTTAATTTATCTCCTATCCTTTCTTTTATAACATTATAACCCGTTACTTTTGACTTTCCATCCTCACTCAATGAGCCATCAGGATTAACATATTGCTTCAAAGTATCGAATCTGCCGTACAAAACCAAGAGCGGGTCTTGATAAGTTCTATAAGCAGAATATAATTTTTTCCACATTCCCGGCTGCATCATATCTTCCGTTGCCAGGCGCGTCTGCACTCCGTATTCTTTTGGAGTACGGAAATAAATTTGTGCTCCAGGCGCAGTACCAAATTTGAACACGGTCATCTTCTCATTTTTAGTCAAATCGTTTATTTGTTTAGAAGTCATTCCGCTAATACCACTAACTTTTGTATTAGCCTCCACAATATCGTCATAATCTATTTTGACATCCGACGATATCGAAACACCCAGACCCGAAAGCCGTTTCGCGGAAGCCTCGTTCAAGGGAATGGAAAATAGGGCCGGAATTGTAAACATTTCGCCTTCGGCCGCTTCGGGATCAATTTCATTCAAGGAAATAGTTGCGGGTTTAAGAACAGTATACATCTTTGTTTTTCGATTTTCTTTACGAATAGCAGCCGCTTCCGCCCGGGCCGCAACACGTTCCGCATTAGTCGCTGCTCGTTGTTCTCTCTCGATACCCCTTATGTTGGCTATATTTTCGGTCTCTCTCGATAGTTTTGTTCCAATAGCAAGCTTGGCTACCGCCATGTCGCGAGCACGTTCAGCTTCGGCCTGCTTCCCTTTAAAATTAATCAAGGCAGGTAGAGCTTTTTCGACACCTTTCCCGATATTAGTCCAGGCATTTGAACTTTCACCGCCCATAATGGCTGCGCCCATCATAGCAATCAAAAGGCCCTCCATTTCAGGATCGTCTTTGGTCTTGGGAAGAAGGGCGTCAATCTCCGTCTTGAGAGCTTCGGCGTCAAATGTTTTGCCTTTCGCCGCGTTCAACGCCGTCGCAAAGATATCGTCCGCTGCCTTGTTGACAACGGCGGCAGGAGCATCTTCTTGACCGCCACCCGCGAGATATTTGGTCAGCGTGCCGTAATCTGCGGACTCCCGGAAAGGAACCTCCCCTATCCCAATAAAGGTATCTTCTAACATCGCCTCTCTGTCCAAAGCGTCAGCTGACTCTGGTTCGGGTTCTGGTTCTGGCGCTGACACCCCTGTTTCAGTGTAATCATATATCTCGTCTGGGGTCGCCAGCCCAAGGTCAATATCCCCACCGGGTTCTATTTCTGCGGGAGGTTCCGCCGTATCAATTCCTCCCATGGCTTCTTCAGCTTCTACAAAAGCCGGCATATCAACTTGTGCAAAACCTAACTCCGCTTCGTATTTTCCATACACCCGTTCTGAAATTTGTTCTGCCAAGTTCTCCCCTGAGATAGTTGGGTCATTTGCCTGTAACTCTTTAGCCGCAGCATGTATCTCCTCTGCAATTTGATTAGGATGGACTCCCTTAATGCGAGGCATGCGTCTTAAAAGTTGGTTCACTACTCTGATCTGACTGAAATGCGTAAAATGATCAACGTCTGGATGCTGGGTAGTAATTACTGTTTGGCCAAAGTCCTCTATTGCTCTTCCAGCAATTGCATTACCTTGGGATAAAATTCTGCCCAGTTGGTCTATGGCTTGAAGTGGGGAGCGTACAAATTTTTCAAGCGGACTCCTTGGAGTTCGGTCTTCTTTTAGTAAAGGCTGGGGACCGATAAAACCGCCCGTTAAACCAGATTCATAGGGAAATATCTCTTGGGACCTTTCCCTCGGAGTAGCTAGATATCTTCTTTCTATCGCTTCAGGGGCGGCGCCCAGACCCAATTGAATGCGTTGAGAATTGGAGCCACCATCCTGGAACCTCGCCACCCCACCTTCCGCCATGGCCAGCGTACCGCCGCCCATGGGGTTGACGGCGTCTTGCGTCATGCTATCGACAAAGGACCGCCCTGCGGCCTGCATCAACGGCTGGGAAGATGCGAGGATGCCGGCTGGACCCTGCTGTGGTGCGATGTTCGGGGCCATCATGCCGCCGTTGGCGAACATTCTACGCCGTGCCAGAACCGATCTTATGGGCCGTGTCTTCAGGTTTCTCATTCTAATTAAACCAATCCCATCCTTGCACCATCTTACCAAACGGATTCCCCAGTGACTTGTTGATACCCAGTCCGGCGATACCGGCGCCAATTGCCTGGGATATCGGACTTGGTGAGGGGGCTACCTGTGTGCCGAGAGTCGTGCCCGCCGATCCAATGGAAGGTTTGAAGATATCGCTCATGTAACTGATTCTCTGGAAGGGTTCGTAAGCCTGTTGCAACTGTGTCTGTCGCGCTGCGTCGAGTTCCCTCTGGGCCTGTGTCTGCTGGGTCGCGCCGAGTTGCGAAAGGAGTTGCGCTTCCTGGCCCACCAGCCCCTGACCCATGCCGGCAAGATTGGCCTGTTGCGTGCCGAACGTGCCGATCCCGGCGCCCAGCTGGGTTGCCGCCTGCGTCTGCCCCACGCCAACCTGACCGAGTAGCTGGGCCACGCCCTGCTGTCGTTTCTGCTGGGCCTCGAAGGCCGTCTGTGCCGCGTTCTGGGCCTGATTGAAATTACGGGACAGGTCCTCGAAGATGCGGCGGCTCTGGATGTCCGCGAGCCCTCGTCCGAGTTCTCCCTGTGCTATGCCGTATCGGCCACCACCGAAAGCGCCACCTTGCACCGCCTGTGCGGCCAGCTGGTTCTGCTGTATGTCAGCCTGCCGCTGGTACTCGGCCAGAGCCTCTTGCGTGACGGCCTGTTGATAGGGGTCCATGAACGCCGCAGCCGATGTGGGATCGTACTGGCCCGCGGCGCCCGCTGCTTGCTGCGCCGCCTGCGCGAAAAGGGCCGGGGCGCCCGCGGCGCCTTGCTGGAGAGCCGCCAATCCCGTTCCTAACGTCTCGGCGCCCGTCGTCAGATAAGGCTGGTACTGGCCGATGCCCGCACCGACCGTGGCCGCTTGCTGCGAAAGTGGGTCCAGACCGGCGACCTGAATGGCCGGAATATCGACGGGGGTTTCCCCGCGAGCGAATCCGGCCTCGAGAATGCGCTTCTGGAAGTCCTCGAGATACGGGGCTTGGCGAACGATTGATTCTGTTGTTGTTACGTCAGCCATTATCCCATCCTCTCGAATCGTGACATCATGTCATACATTCGGGCCGCTCCAAGATTACGATTACCATTGCCTGCATTCCGCACGGCATCCGCCGTCATGACAAACTCACCATCCGAAAGTCTGGCGGGAATGCTGTCGGAGGTCCCTGAACCGGGACCAACGACCTCGCCGCCGCGAGCGCCAAGAGCGGTCGGGGCACTCCATTCACCTGCTAGACCGGGCTTTTTAAGAATATTTAAGAGGTTGGGTGCGGATTGAACATTACGCGGACCATAGATGAATTGCGGTTGTTGCCACGCCTGCTCTTCTGTGATGCCTGCAATTTTAGCGAGATTTTTGGCTGAATGCACTGGTGGCCCCATCCATATTCCGTAGAGCCTACGTGCTTCGTCAGAGGTTCTGTCCAATTTCTGCCAAGCGGTATACGCTTCCCGTTCCTGACTGCCTTCTGGAAGAGACGCAGCCTTCTCTTTTTCCTCTTCTGTCATGACAAGTGCCAGAGCAGCAGGAACACCCCCAGCCAGCACTTTGCCCGTTATGTTTTCCATCATCGACAACTCTTTTGCTGTGCCTTTAGCAGAAGGAGTATCCGTTTGGCGAGCGGCTACCGCTTCCGCTGTCCATGGTTTTGTTATTGGCTCTATTGTCGCCGTCTCTGTTGCCACTTGCGTAGCCACTAGCGGATTCTTGCCTTCAATCGCCCTAGCATTAACATAGGTCCCTCTCTGCGCTTCTGCCAAATCGCCAGCAGCGATGAGTTTATCTGCTTCCACATGAGCGGAATCTATGCTCTGATTGTATGCTGGAGTAGCAAACTCTGATGCGGTTGGAAGACGGGGTGGAGATACCTCTAGCCGATTAAAATAGTCGTATTCAGGCGCACTTACTGCTGGTGCCACGCGAGCCGCCGGGGTCCATTCACCTGATTCAAAACCCAAACCACTCGCCATAGGTGTATATTCTTCCGGAATCATCGCCTCTGAAGGCTGAAAATCCCACGCAGAAGAAATATTTTCCGCTGTCTGTCCACCTTGAGGTACTGCAAGACTTTGTCCAACGCTTCGCGCTGTCGGGGCTAATTGACCACTAGGACTCATGCGAACACCCGCTGCCCCAAGAGCGTCGGCATCTTGATACATTGGGAAAAGACTCATGGATCCACTTTGTTTAAGTGCCTCTGCGCCAGCAGATCCTCCACTCCACGATGATGGAAGAAGGTCTATTCCGCGGGGACCAAAAATACCTTGAGAAAGGGGACTTTGAACGCCCCCACTAAACAAACCACCTACGGCATCTACTGGAGACATCAGGCCCTTGCCCACTCCGGACATAAATCCTTCCCCTCCAAGTCCACCAATACCACCCACCAAGCCTTGGCCAGCCCAACTAAGCGCACCCGACTTCAGCGCATCGCCCCACGACCCTCCCATAAGTTTGGTGGTCAGGGCCGATGCAATGATGCCGCCGATACCCGGTGCAATTAAATTGCCGACAATCGGCGCGAGAACGGGAGCGGCTTTCTTGAGGACCTTCTTCGCGGCCCGCCATATCTTCTTGAAGAAGAATTCCGGTTGTCCGGTGATCGGGTTCAGGGAATTAAGAGAGTTGCCAACGACGTAACGATTGGGGTCCTCGATCCCCATCATCGTCATCTGGCGGAAGAGATCCTGCTTCAGACGGGGGTTGGCCTCAAATATCTCCCCCGGAATGATGGTTTCCCCTTCCGACGCATGGACCATGTAGTCGTCGCCGTAACGGCCCAGTGTCGCCAGCCCGGTGGCCAGAGCCTGGGCAGTCGGTTCACCACTATATTTGGGGGATGAGTACATCAGGATATCTCCAGAACGCTCGCGAAGGCATAAATCTTCGATGCCGTGTCACAATTTAATATGAGCGTATCACTGGCCTCGAGTACGAAAGGGCCAGCGAGAGACGTATCTGCGAGAGTTCCGATGCTGTCTTTTCCCAGCGTAACCGTCACGGACGCGGAACTGTCGGTTATCTTCGGATACACTACTATCGTACCGGAGTGACTATTATACAAATTGAGGTTTTTTACAATGGCTTCCGTGGCCGTTGGACAGGTGTAAATGGTCACGTCACCCGTCGCGCCCACCAGAGCAGCTATGTTTTTGTACGCAGAAGCCATTATTCCATAAACCAGCTAACGCCGTTGGTGTCGTCCTTACCACTGACTATGTCCGGGAAGTCCATCTTCGTCAGCGCCATCTCGAGATCCCGGAGGATGCGAACGAAAGTGTCCGCCTCGTAATCGTCAGGCGCCATGGGCATACTGTGGTCCAGTAGCTTTGCCATCAGCGTCTCCCGTCAGGGCGAAGATCGAGACGAAGATCGCCCAGGGTCCACGCCAGGTCGGTCGAGGCGCTCTGGATTCTCATGACGGCTTGGCGGGATCTCGCCCGTACAAAAGACTGCTGTGTCGTCGGCGTCACGGAATTGGTCGAGTTCGTGGTAAGGGAGTCACCGGGATAGTTCCGCGTCTTGACGATGTAGTCCACGGTTCCTGACGAATCCCCGCTCGTATCCGTTATGGAGATGTCGGGAACCACGCGGCTCATGAACATGAAGTGGTCGCCATCGCCAAGGTCGAAATCCGCCGACTCGATGAAAGCCGTCATGGCCGAGCCGTCGTTGTTCTGCCCGAGTTCGTGGATGTAGATGTAGTTCACGCTACTGACGGCCCCGGAGCCACGCGGATTGTCATGGATGCCGTAGTCCACCCATGCCGTTCTGGAGAGTGATCCCAGATCCCAGGTGTTTTCCGTGAAGTTGAACTTGACGTAGCGGTCGATCTCGTCGCTGTCGGAAGTGGGATAGAACCAGAACACTTCGTCGAACATCTTGTTTGACGCCGCAAAGCACTTGAAGCTCTGGTCGAGATTGATGTCGTCAAACACGTAGCGCAGAAGGGTGCAGGGGATCACCTGTACACGGCCCGTGTAGACGTAGAAGTTCTCACGGTCCATCCAGAATACCTTGTCGCCCACGGTGGTGACGGCGTTGGGACCGAGGATCGAGACGTTGTTCGCCAGCATCGAAATGCCGAACGTAAAGGGAGGCCCGGTAAAACGCATGGCGTGAAGGGAGGTGTCGGTCCAGATGAGCATCTCCTGACGCGTTTTCTGGGCCGATATGATCTCGGAACCGGACGAAATCCGCTGGGAACCCGCCGTGTTGGTCGCGGTCGGGGTCCAGTCTACAGGGTCTTCCTGATCGGACCAGCGCACCATGAGCAGATCCTGGTCGGTCTCGTTGATCGGATTGCATCCAAAACAGACGACGTGGCGATCCGCGCCGGATACCATGATCCTTCGCGTTATCGTCGGTGCATCCGAAGCGCCGGTCTGCGAGGCAAAGGTGGTGGCCCGCGCTCCAAGGCCAAGGGTCTTATCCCAGTAATACGGAGCACCGTCGTAGACGTTGAAGATGAGGTCCTCACCCCAGTTGTCCTGCGTGTACAACCGGATGTTGGAACCCGTCTCGGCGGCAGTGGTGGAGGATTCTCCCCATCCGACGAAGGCGTTCGCTTCCTTGACAGCCAAGCCATCTGCATGGGCTGCGGCGGTCGTCCCCCGCACCCCGCGAACAACGCCCGCGTTGATCAGATTGGTGGACTTCCCCGTATACTGGATAAGCTCGTCTTCGATCAGCATCAACCCGACGAAGGTAATGGCCGCGCCGCTTGATGAACTGGCGGCGGTCGTCCCGTCTTCGCCACGGGTGAGTTCGCCAAAGACGTTGGACGCGTTCGTGCCGTAGCGGATTTTCTCGCTACCAATCAGGATCGTTCCCTTGCTGGGGAAAGCACTGGAATTGGCGGCTGCTATGGAGGAACTGGAAGCCGTGAGGTTGGCTCCGGTGGTTGTCGAGGCCGTCTCGAAATCGGATGCGCTCGTCAACGTGAACGAGGTGTCCGAGTCGCTTATCCCGCCGCTATCGTTAAGCGTCGTCTGGGAATAGGTAGACGTAAGACCGCCCCAGGTCCCCGCACCGAAGCCCGTTCCGGTCACGACCGTGTTCAACCCCGTATTGATCTGGTATTCCGCCACGACCGCAGAGCCGCCGCCCGCCGTATCGCCGGAAGATGCCGAGCCTTCCGTCGTCACGGTATAGCTGTTGGAGTCGATAAGCGTAAGCTGGAATTCCGTATTGATCTGTGCAGCGGTGACGCCGTCCGTGGTCGTAGCGCCGGAAAACGTGACGAAGTCGTTGTCCACCGCACCGTGGGATGGTGCCGTCACGGTCAATATGCCGCTGGAAGCGGACCCGGTCTTGAGAGGATTGGCCCCGAGGGTGGTCGTAGCCCGGATCGGCGTTACGTCGTTATAACCGCCGCCTTCCTCGATATAGAACTTGGTTTCCGTACCGAGGCCCATGTACTTGGAGCCGTCAAGCGCGGCCCATACGTGAAGGGACCTTCCGGTCCCCTCTATGGTGTTGCTGCTTAACCGTTCCCAGCCGCCCATCTTCTCGGGACGCCCCTTTCGGAAACGGATCAGGTCGGAATTATACCAGCCATTCTCATCACCATAGGAGGTCGTCTCGCGGTTGACACCGGGACGAAAGGTGATCTTGGAGAGAGGCATTTACGTCCCCAACTCGGGCCAATCATAAAGGATGCCGGATTTTATCGTCTCGCCGTCTTCTTCATACACCACGAACAAAGCTGCGACGGCGTCCGTGTCCGCTGCGCCGTCAATGGCCGACTTCATCGCATCGCCTTTAGTGCGGATTGCATCGCGCCATGTCTGGATATTCGAGGGGATTGCCGTCGCGTTATCGGCCTTGCGAATGATGTACCAGTCGGTTTGATCGAGTAACGAACCTTGCTGGCTGTTCACGGCCTGCTTCAAATTGGATTTAACGCCAAGGACCAAGGTGTCTCCCGAACCGCTATCGGCCAGAGCCTTGGCTGTCTTGTTGATGGTGCCATCCGCATTATACGACCACGTATACAGCCTTGAATCTGGAGGACTCGCCTGCACTATCTCGGTGATGCCAGCTGCAGTCTTCTCCTCGGCGGACCAGATGTTCCAGTTTGGCGGATGCTGGATACCGTTCTCGTCCTTCCACCCCCTACCTGCGCGAAGCGTCTGGCCCGTCGCCGCGTGTCTAAGTATCGTTGCCATTTATCTCACCTTTAATTTGTATATTTAAGATTCTTACAACCTGCATCGGCTCTACCACAAACAACATCAAAACGAACTTCAGTGGATGAAGTTGTAGTCCAATCTCCCTGATCAACAAGAGAAGTGCCGTTCTGGGTGGTATTGTCGAGTGCGAATGAGAAGGTACTGCCAACCCTTTTTATTTGCCAGTAGTCTCCGTCTGCAAGTGCTGTGCAGGTGTTCTCTCTTGTACCATCGAAAGACATTGAGTTCATGGGAGAGGCTGAAATATCCCAACGGTTAGTAACGCCAATATCCAGAGAAGGACAGTCCTCATTAAAACTAGCATCTTCTGATGTAGCATAAACTCCAAACTGATTGTTGCCAGTACCACCGACAGTATTTCCTTCAAGCGTGAAATCACCATCAAAGGCAATATCGTATCTTACCGCCTGATCCGCAGCCGCACTCCCAACTGCATCGTTACTTGAAAGGGTGAAATTACCTGTTTTACCAGACCATTCACCGGGAACTACCACCACCCAATCACCTATCGGCCCAAAGGATGCAAATGCGCCAGCAAACCAAGTGTCGCCGGAACCACCGGTTCTTGCAGCTGTTAAGGTTAAAGACGAATCCCCCGCTGGAACTTCAACCGATGCACCCGACCCGTTGATATAATTCTGACCAGTGGCACTGTCATAATTTTCCGTAGCACCCGTCCATGCGAAAGTGTTAGTAGCACCAGACCCTGTACTAGCGATCCCGAACGCAATCCCACTCGCCGGAACGTCGAGAGTTCCCGACGTATTAGCCTCATTGTCTGAGTCATCAGTAGCTGAATCATAGACCCCCGGTGCCGCATCATATAATGACCAGACACCGACAGCAACGGAGCCGGTATTGTGGCTTATGTAAACCGTTCCAGAAGTTCCTGTCGGAACATTAGCCATCATCAAAGCCGCAGCTTGACCCCCAGTTACCTGCAACCCCGCCACAAGGAAAACAGCCACCCCGCCAATCGTTCCTGAAAAAGAGGTTGGGTCTTGACTTGAGTTGACACTAATACCGATTAAGATACGTCTGTCAGCAGCCGCCGTACCAAAATCCACACCCGTAAATGTGTGCGTTGAAGCTGACGTGCTAGTCAACACCTCATTAAATACAAGTGTTGCCGGGGTACTGGGTGCTGTGAACCATTGTGCGTTACTTAAAACCATTATGCGAAAGCCTTCTGCACCGCTCCGAGAAGTATGTTCGAGGCGCTTTGGACAAAGTACGGAATTATATCGACAGCATCGGCAGCGGTGCTGAGAGTTATTCCAGCCGCCCCAGCGGTCTCATAGTCCGTGCCCAGACTGAGGGTTCTGGACCCAGTCCCGTCTTGAATACAAACAATTATTCCGCTTTGACCAACCTGTTCCGTTGAAGGGTTAACAAGAGTTACATTACCTGTGAAGGTCAAAACGAAGTTCTGATTCGTCTGAAAATCAAGTGTTACATCACCTGTATTACTTGTATCTGTGTCGGTTGTAGCAAGGGCTGTCCCGGTTACCTGAATCCCGGTAGCTGTCGTAGCAATTTTCACACCATCATTGTGATATAGGCTAACGGCACCATCATCGACAAAGGTGGCGAGCGTCTCGGCAGTTCCGAGAATATCAACCTGATTGCCGCTTCCTATTTTAAGATTGCCAGTCCCGTTGTCGGTTATGTAGCTATTCGACGCATCGTGATAAATCTGTAGGTCACCACCCGTCCCCCACTCCGCTTTTGCATCGTCGGGAAAACGCAAGTCATCCGTCCCCGTGGGAACGCCACAGACTTCTCCGTCCGCATCATTCTTGAGCGTAATATCGTTGGTCGAGCCCTGCCCCGTAATAATAATGCCTTCGGCACTTGTATAACCGATAGCTGCATTGTCACTGGCGGAAGTGTCACCGTCCGCATTGAGCGTAGCCGCCGTTAAGTCTCCAACCACATCGACGTTCGTCGCACCCGTCGCAATGGTAATAACGTCGGCATCGGCGTCATTCTTGATCGTTACGTCGTTGGTCGAGCCTTGGCCTGTGAGGATAAGGCCCTCGGCAGAAGTATACCCCATGGCAGCTTTGTCGCTAGCCGCAGTGTCGCCTAAAGCATTAAACGTGCCACTGGAAGTAATATCACCGGACGCTGTTATAGTGGCTAATTGCAGATTAGATAACGCATCTATTACCGCCGCGCCAGATCCAGCCCCGTCCATAT